TGCAGTAAACGGACACGAATCTAATACTTACGTTTACGAGCTATAATGGCAATTAGCGACTACTTCCAAAAGTTATTTGGTCGCAACAACATCGGACTCCCAAGCCCTAACGGTACGCAAATCGGGGGCCGAATTGGCTATCCCCAAAAAGCAGGTTATCTAGCAAACGTCGAACATGGCTTTAACCGTAACCCGGTCGTAGCCGCATGTGTCGGCGTTTACGCGTCTACGTTGAACGAAGCACCGCTACTAGTAGCAAATGCCGACGGCGCTCTCAATCCATCGCACCCGCTTTCGTTGCTATTCAAGCAACCTAACCCGCGAATGGGACAGGCGGAGTTCTGGCAGATCGTCTGGACATACCTAGCTATTGGCGGCAACGCTTATATCGTGAAGGTTCGTAGCTCGCTCGGCAATGTCGTAGAGTTATACCCATATTCAGACGCTCACGTAGCGCCGTTGTTAAACGATATGGGATGGATATACGCGTATCGCTACAACAGCGGCAACGTCGTACAGGACTGGCCCTTAGATGACGTTATACATATCCAGAATCCGGCGTACCGCGATCCGCTGCAAATGCACAAGGGCGTAAGCCCTATTACGGTAGCATGGGACAAGATCAACACGTATAACGAACTGCAAGCTACTATCTATTCACTGGTAGCATCAAACGCCGTGCCATCTGGCATCCTGTCAGCGCCCGGCGATGTACCTATCTCACAAGTTGAGTCGTTAAAGGTACAACTACGCAAGCGTAAGGACGCAAGCGGCAAAGATCGTACGGACGCGCTCGTACTTGGCAACGGTATGAGCTATCAGCAAATGGGCTTAGATGCTCAAAGGTTGCAGGCAATCGAAACCGTCCGCGAACTTGAAACCGCTATTTGCGGCGCGTTTCGCATTCACCCGGCGGTAGTGCAGACATCGGCGGGCCTTGCAATCAGCACGTATAACAACTTGCAGAGCGCATACGCCGAATACACAAAGCTAACGCGCGTACCGTTTTGGAATTCGCTAGAAGAACAAATAGAAGCGGGCTTCCGCAAAGAATGGCCTCAAATTACTTTGCAGTTTGACACGGCATACGTGCAGGCCCTATTGCCGGAAGCGGAAACAATCGAAACAAGTACCGTTAGCCAGTTTACCAACAACATCATTACGCTCAATGAAGCGCGTCAGGCGCTATCGTATGACCCGGTAGACAATGGCGACGTTTACTTTTACCAACAGCAGCCAACAGGCGGCTTTGGCGCGTTTGCAGCCGAAGAGCCCGAAGTAAAAGCATACGAAGATATTGATTTTAGCCCGCCGCAAGGTGTGCGCGACGAAGCGCAGAAGGGTTTAGATTGGCGCTCGGAATATGGGCGCGGCGGTACGGAAGTTGGCATAGCAAGGGCACGTGATCTGTCGAATGGTCGTAACATTTCGCCCGATACAGCAAGGCGCATGAAGTCGTATTTCGACCGTCACGAGATTGACAAGCAAGGCGCCGGATGGTCGCCAGATCAGGATGGTTTTCCCAGTAATGGGCGCATCGCATGGGCATTATGGGGCGGCGATCCCGGACAAGCATGGGCGAATAAGTTAGTTCGTAGCATGGAAGCCGAAGACGAGCGCGAAGGGCGCAACGCCGTAGAAAGCCCGGCAATCAAGAGCGGCGACGACGTTATCGAATCTGTCGAAGGTCAGCGCATCAAATGGGTAGAGCCAGAAGCCGTAAAGTATTGGCGCACCCAAGAGGACGCTGTAAAGAAAGCAATTGGCCCTACACAAGATGACGTCGCGGCTATGTTCAAGCGCCTTGAAAAAGAGGTAATGAAAGCGGCAAAGAGCAAGGCGGCGTATAAGCAAGAAGAGGGCGCAACGCGCACTATATCGTTTGATATTGCGAAGGTGCTTAACGATGCGCTTCTAAAAACTACGGTTACGAAGTTCATGCAGGATAATGCCATAACGCAGGAAGCATTGCGGCAGCGCATTATGGAGTTGGTGATGTCTTCGCTAGACGGCGATCTAACGCAAGTGCAATCCTTTACCGATCAAATACGTGATGAGCAAATCCGCAAGATGACCGACATGATGACGGAATCAGCGGATACAACACGAAAGGATATGAAGCGCGTACTAGAAGCCAATGCAGGCAGGCCCGCTGCGGAAGTGCAAAAGGCACTGCAAGCAAAGTTTACAGAGCTAACAACATCGCGCGCTAAAATGATCGCTACGACAACATGTAAGGCGCAAACTAGCGTAGTACAACAGGCAACCGTAAAGCGCGTAAACGCTCGCGAAACTGATCCGGGGCGTAAGGTCGTGCAAGTATGGCTATCGCAACGCGACGACGCTGTGCGCGAAACGCATGAAGAATTAGATGGCAAATGGGTAGAGCAAGGCGAAACATTCGACAAGTACGTACCCGGTGCAGGTGCAGGGCCGGGGCTTGGTGATGTTAGCGAAGCGGCTAATTGCCGTTGCACATTACGCCCTGTACGCAAATCAAGAATAGGCAGCTTATGAAATACAAATCGTTACCAGTAGAGTACAAAGCAGACGGTGAAGGAACGGTCGAAGCATTCGTATCCGTTTTCGGAAATGTCGATAGCTACGGCGATCGCGTTATGTTGGGCGCTTTTAAGGAAAGCATCGAAAGCAAACTACCAAAAATGGTATGGCAGCATGATATAACACGCCCAATAGGTAAGACGGTATTAGCCGAAGAGATTGCCGCAGGCGATGCACGTTTGCCGGAGCGCTTGAAAGACTACGGCGCGCTATATGTGAAAGGCGTCTTTAATCTCAATACAACCGACGGCAAAGACGCTTACGAGCATATTAAGTTCGGTAGCATCGACGAATATAGCTTCGGCTATGAAGAGGTTGAGACAACGCCGTTAGCAGATGGTACGAAAGAACTGAACAAAGTGAACATAATCGAATGGTCACCGGTTACGGTAGGAGCTAATCCTATGACCATGACAAGTAACGTTAAAGCAATGACATTAGAAGAAAAGTTAGATGTAGCGGCTACGCTCATCGCGCAATCAGAACAACACGCCGTAGCGTACGCGGATATGCGTAGCAAAGCGGGGCGCGTTCTAAACAGTCGTATTCGCGGAATGATCCTTTCTCTTGCCGATCAATTGAAGGACGTTTCCAAGAATCTATACAAGCTCCACGAAGAAACGGAGCCAATCCAAAAGCATGACAAAACGGAAGCGAAGAAAAAGCAACTCGTTGTTATGCTGCAATCACTAAACTCAATGGAGATAATCTAATGACGTGGGAAGAAATACTCGCCGCTTTGGATGCCGTTCTCGCCGGTACGTTTGAAACGCCGGAAGCAATGGCAGCCGAAGTAGCAAAGGTACGCGAACAAATCGCGGGCCTACTCGCCGAAGCATCAACAGCAGAAGCGACAGAAGAAATGGTAGAAGCAGCAGTAGAGAGTGCAGCAAAGGCACAAGCAAAGCTCGCTCGCATTATGACAGTTATACAACAAAAGAAGGCAGTTAATGATATGAAGACAAAGAACGCTTCAGATCTTAACGCTCTCACAACAGCGGCTCCGGTTCCTTCTGGATTCGTAGTTCCAGAGGGTGCAAAGATCACCGGACAACACTACCGCGGCAAAGCATTTAAGCAATTCGGTAGCGAAGCAGGCGCAGCCGCTTACAAGGCAGGCCGTCAGGTAGCCGCTTATTTGGGCGATGCTTCATCGGCGCAGTGGTGCAAGGAAAACGGCGTACAGCTTGTTAAGACAATGAGCACGGGCAACAACTCGCTCGGCGGTCTGACAGTTGTAGATGAACTTGATCAAGCTATCCTTTACTACCGCGAAGAGCGCGGTGTTGCTCGCGGAATCATGGATGTAGTATCTATGAATAGCGAGACACGTACTGTAAACCGCAACGTAGGCGGCACGACTGTATATGCACTCGGCGAAGGCCAGAGCTACACAGCATCAGATGTGCAGTTCAGCGGCGTACAGCTTACCGCTAAGAAGTTCGGCGCTCTTACGCAGAACACTATAGAGCTCGGTGATGATAGCTACGCTACAATCGCAGAAGAGATCGCAAAGGATCACGGATACGCACACGCCGTGCAAGAAGATAAGGTAGCTTTCTTGGGCGATGGCACATCTACATACAACGGCCTTGTAGGTATCAATGAGTCATTCAAGAAGCTCGTAACGGATGCAGGCGGTACATTTACAACAGACGCGCACAAACTTTATGCTGCCGGTATCCAAGTAGCAACGGGCGCAACACTTGCAAGCATTACAATCGGCGATATCGTAAAGACGCAAGCTAAGGTAGCTACATTCCCCGGCATGAACAATAAGTTCTACGTTCCGTCGCAAGTATGGTACGGAACGATTGTTCCGCTCATCACCGCAGCAAACGGCAATACAACAACGCAGCTTGTAGACGGCGTTACGCGTCAGTTCTTCAACGGCGTAGAGGTTGTATTTACAGACGAGCTATACACGCCGCTACTCACAGCAGAGAACAACGCATTCGTACTTTTCTACGGCGATGCAGCGCAGGCAGGTTTGTTTGGCGATCGTCGCGGTCTGTCTATCACGTCTTCGCAGGAAGTTGGATTCCTAACAGATACACAGTATAACAAGTCTACGGCTCGTTATGGTGTAAACTGGTGGAATATCGGAAACGCATCTACAACAGCATCGGCACGTACACGCGGCGCCCTTGCAGCTCTCGTAACTAAGAACGCCTAATAGGAGCACAACAGAATGAATAACCTACAAAACGTGAAGGTTGTAAACGTAACGCCGCCGGCGGCTATCGTCGATAACGCTTCATTTGCAACAACTACTATCGATACCTTCGGCTTTAACAAGCTCGCGGTATACTTCCAACTTGGTGCTACCGATATCGCAATGACTGCGCTCAAACTGCAAGAGTCAGACGATTCAGGAATGAGCGGAGCCGCTGATATTACAGGCGCTGTATACGGTGCTTCTGGTTACGCCGCATTGCCAACAGCAACGGACGATAACAAGATCTTCGGCTTCTTCATTGACTTGAAGGGCCGCAAGCGTTATATCGACGTTGTAGCTACTGCTGGCGATGGATCTACAGGCACATTCGGCGCTTGCACGGCGCATCTATACAACGGACTTGCAACAACTGACGATGCTACGGAACGTGGCCTCGCTGCTAATTTGATCGTCGGATAAGATGATATGACTACGGGGGCTTTGGCCCTCGTGGTGATCTCATCAAAGGCAACGATGATAACGTTATCTAATACAGGCGCTCGCGTAGATTTGCAACTCCGTAAAGGGGCGGCATTTGCGCGTACGCTTACATACAAAGTAAACGGCGCAACAACCAATATCAGCGGCTATACTTTTGCGGCTCAAATCCGCACGGTATCGGGAACACTTGCCGCAACGTTTACGACAGCTATCGTCAGCGCGGCAGCCGGCACGTTCTCCATAAGTTTAACAAGCGCCGAAACGTCTGGACTATCTACTACGACCGAATACAAATGGGATCTAGAAGTAACGATAAGCGGAGTTGTTACCGAGCTGTTGCGCGGCGATGTTACCGTATATGAAGAGGTAACGCAGTGAGCGTAAGCGTAGTAAACGTTAGACAGGATACCTTGACTGTGGATGTTAAGCAATCACAGCCAACGGTTAATATCCAGAGCTACGATATTACGCTAGACATTGCGAGCGGTGGAATCGTTCCTGCCGCGATCGATACGACGCTAGTAGCATCTACTAGCATAAGCGCTTTGCGATGTATTACAACGGATTCTAGCGGCCTTGCTAAATATGCTACGCCGGACACGTTAGCTAATGCACTAGTAATTGGCATAAGCACAAACGCCGCTAACACCGGCGAAAATGTAACAGTCAAAACATCCGGCGAACTCTCCGACGCTTCATGGTCATGGACGAAAGGCGCTATTTATTTAGGCGCTAACGGAGTGCTCACACAGACCGCACCGAGCGGCGGCTCGATAGTTGTACACGTAGCAAAAGCAATAACAACAACAAAAATTTTAATCGACATCGACACAATTATCACAACGGTGTAACATGGCAGCAAAGTATATAAAGAACAACAGCGGACAACTCGCTGAAGTCGAAGCAACAACAACCTCGGCAGGCGCTGGCGATGCTGGGAAAATTATCGGCCTAGATTCGTCTGGTAAGATCGACACGTCAATGATGCCCTCAGGCATCGGAGCCGATACGGAAGTTATGGCAACATCCGAGAACCTAAGCGCAGGCGATCTTGTAAATATCTTCGACGATGCAGGAACACGCAAGGCACGTAAGGCAGATGCAAGTAACGGACGCCGTGCTCATGGTTACGTCTTGGACGCGGTGACAAGCCCTGCAAATGCGACGGTATATTTGAGCGGAGATATCACTGGACTTACGTCGATCACTCCGGGCCTTCCTCGCTATCTCAGCGGAGCGACAGCAGGCGCATCAACTGCAACGGCTCCAACAACAGCGGGCTACTTGTCGCAGGAAATCGGCATTGGCGTATCGAGCACAGCCGTAGTATTTAAGCCGATGATGCCTATAACGCTTGCGTAATGTCAGACAAAAGACCGATAGTATCGCCTTCGTCATTTGCTGAGTTGAGTAACTCCGACTCGCTAGTGTTTGGCGTTTCTATTGTGCTCAGTGAACAGGCATCGACACCTTCGACGCCTGCGAGTGGCTACGGAATTTTATACTGCAAATCAAACGGCAATTTATACTTTCGCAATGATGCCGGAACTGAGACGCAGCTAACGTAATGGCAGACAAAAGACCGATAACAA